TCTACACCAGTAGTCTTGTCTTTTTGTTTTTCTACCTTCTTAACTTTTCTAATCTTTCTGCTATCAACCATCTCAACCTTGAGAATACCATCTTTTGCTTTTTCTGGGTTTAGGCTGATGATGTGATACTGGCGACCGTCAATATACCACGAACGGAATAGATCATGTGCTTTGTTGTCAAAGTCAATTAGAAACTTAATCTCTTCGAACTCTGCTTGAATCTTCTTCTTGATTCCCTCGCCAACCTTGAGCTCTTCAAGATTCAACTTTACTACATTGCCCTCAAAGTCTTGTGATACCGCTTCGTTTGCTATTTCTTCAATAGCAGAATCACATTCTGGGTGTAAAGAGATTTCTCTGTATCTGCGAATTAGATCGTTCTCATTCTTGATTGACGTATCCATATCGACTACGGTTGAATAATACGCAGCCGCAGAGCTAGAGAGAACTACTGAACCATCTTCAGAAACAGGTGTTACAACAGAATTGATCTGTTCTTCTTTTTTCTTGAAGTTGATTTGAAAGCCGAAGATTTCCATAATTTTATAGTGAAAAAAATAGTCGTACAGGTTATGTACGACTATTTATGTTTACAAATTACCTATAAATCAGATTGCGAATGAAAGTGAGCCTTCTGGTTGGTAGTAATTGTACTGGAATGTTACGTCAAAAGTCTGAATGTTTGGATTGTCATAAGCAAGAGCCATTGCACCCAATTCCGTTGGATAAGCATCCTTAAAATTGTATGACTTTAGCTGGTTACCATTGCGGTCTAGTTGAATAACACGTAGATCAACTTGGTAGTCAGTTGGGTTCTGCAGACCTTCTGTAGCATCAAAGTTAGCAATAGCATTTGACCAACGCTCGAAAGCATTACGGATCAAGAAATCGCCATCATTGATAACTGTGATTGACCATGGAGCAAATTCACGCTCTCCAGCCATGTTTACTGGACGACCGCGATACGCTAGCTGAATGTTTCCAACTGTTACTGCTGGTAGGCTAGTTGAGTTGCACAAAAAACTAGCTGCTCTTGCTGCCTGACCTGCTGCCGCAACAGCTGGGAAGGTTAGTTCTACAGTAAACTGATTAGAACGAGCACCACCTTGTCTAAGTTGAGCACGAAAATCTGAAATTGTTGCCATTTTTGTTCCTTATTTTAACTATTTATGTGGGAAAGTTGCCTTTCCCACTCAATTAGCCACCAATCTCTTCGAAGTTAACACTGCTACGTGCAGCAACGAATGTCAAAGAGATAAAGTTGATGCTGCGCGCTGGCTTGACAAAGATATCAGCAACAAAGCGATTAGAGTCAATTACCTCACCGGTGTTGTTTGTCTCATCGCACTTTACGCGGAAATCAGTAATGCCACGACGACCTTGTACATCACGTAGGAATGGCTCTACCATGCTACGGAATTGAGCTCTTGTGAACTGATCGTTGAACTCGAATAGCTGATACTTAGCAGCAGTTGCAATTGCCTTCTCCATAACAATAAACAATCTGCGAACGTTGATTCTGTCAAATGCGCTTGGCTTGGATAGTAGAGTCTTGTCGCCGTATAGAACGGTACCCTGACCTGGGAAGCTAACCACGCTGTTAACACCAGCCTTGTATAGTGTGTCACGCTCTGTGCGGTTTGGATTGAACGCTAGTTTGATTACGTTCTTTACCTGACCGCGAGAGAAACCTGCTGGAGAGAACCAAGGATCATCAGTAAAGTCAGCACGTGCGCACAAACCAGCTACGTCTGCATTTAGTGGAACCCAACGATATACGTCATTGTATCGGTCATACTGATATTTGAAACCAGAGTCTAGAACAGCGTATGATGTGCTTGGTAGTAGATTTCTGTAAGCAACGATCTTATCTGCCAGAGTAGAACCGGTACCAACGATAGGCTCACCTGTGCTTGTATCCTCGGGAGATGCAAATACTACACAGTCCTTGCGAGATTCGGCTATACTAGAAATTAGATATGTTGCAACAGTTGCGCTTGCCTTACCAGCAACAATTAGGCTAATATCATAAACTTCATCGTTCGTATATAGAGCATACGCATTCATCTTTTGTCCGTCTGTTGCTGAATAATCGTCTTCACCACCAGAAAGAGTTACGTCGTATACTGTAGACAGAGAATCAAAAGTTCTTGTTGCGCCAGTGTTATCTTTTTCTGTCTGACCCCAGTTTGTTGAAGCTGGGTGATCCATCCACCATACCCACTTTGAACCCGTATTTACAACGGATTTGTAGTATGATGATGTGCCGTCAGAACGCTTTGCATCAGACGCTTTGCTTAGGTATTCAAACTTTTCTAGAACTTCTCCGGCTGTGCCAGTGATTGCATCTGTTGCAGCAACTACGATAACATGTAGTTCGCCTGTACCAGGAGCAGTATCAAACTCGCCCTTGAATGCCCATGTTGACCATGTTGCGGTGTCAGCCATTGAAACTCTTAGTGCGTTACCAATAACACCAGGATACTTAGCAGCAAATTGTCCAACAATACCAGCACCACCCTCATATGTTGTCTGGTACACTGTTGTATTGTTGATCTTGATGCCCTTGTTTGCTGTTACAGTAGCAGAAGCTGCAGCGCTAGTGCCTGGACCACCAAATGAGATAGTAGCTGAAGTGTAACCAGAACCTTCGTCAGTAACTGTAATTGCTGTTACTGCGCCACTGGATACAGTAGCTGTTGCTGTAGCTTGTCTACCACCAGCAGTTTGAGGAGCAGAAATTGTAACTGTTGGGGCTGTTGTATAACCAGTACCTCCTGCTGATACAGCGATTGATGAAACTACACCAGTCTTTGTTTCAACAGCATTTCTTTGACCCGCTGTGGCAACTCTTGTAACTAGCAGATTGTTTGCATATGACAAGAAATTAGCAGCAGAGAAAAATGATTGTGCAGTACCATCGTTTGGCTTACCAAACAATTGAACTAGCTCATTCTCTGAACTTACACGAACCGGTTCCATTACTGGACCCCATTGAAACACACCAGCATAAGCGCCAACAGATGTAGAAACCGCTGGTACAATGCTAGTAAAATCTTTTTCGGTAACCTGTACTCCAGGTGAAAGCAAGAAACCTGCCATTTTATTTCCTTTATGAGTTTATAACAACGAAGCTCTAAGAGTCAATCTTCTCTGTTATATTTAGTGAACAATAAGATTCTAACTTGACATGTGGTTGACAGCGTGTAGAATCACTGTGTACCCCGGAGAATGATAGCTTAGTTATGGATTATACGTTACCCACTGTTCACCATTCATTGCTGTTTCATTACCATCATTATAGAAACCAATTGGTACTGTTTCTTGTTCGATTGCTTCCATTCTTAGATTATATATGTTTGTTCTTATGTCTACATCCGTTAGTTCTTTGAAATAAGGTTGTGACGTTAGCCATCCAAAGATTACCAGAGTCATGACGACATCATCATGATACCCATCATCTGCAGCATAACTACCCTTAGATTCTATGAATGTTGAAATCTCAGAAATTGCTGTTTGATCACAAATTTCAAGTTTACCTTCTTCCACTAGTGTTTTCAGCATTGAGCAGCCAATTCTCTTGGTCTTTTTGTCTGTTAGAACACCGTACTGTGTTGCGTTCCCGCCGAAACCACCCGTTACGAATTGACCCTTTGCTGTTCTTGATACGTAGATGATGTTTTCGTACTCTAGTTCATTGTGCAGAATATAGGGAACCTGTTCCGATTTGTTTAGCTCAATGAGAACCCATGCTTCATTGTAATGCTTAGCCCACTTGTGAATAATGTTGGGATACAACAAAGGAGATATCATGTTATTGTGGTACACTGCAACTAGTTTATATGGTATTTGGTCTACTCTCACAATAGAGAATGCGCTTGAGTCGCCACCTACTCCCGCTGCCGTATCAACCACAACAACATAGGATCCGGGTTTCTTGATCCATTCCTTGTTCTCTCCGAGAGTTCCTTTTTCTGGTAGTTCATACAATTTGAAACCATCATTGGAATACATTGGAGTCTTGAGTGCCATCTTCTGAATAGCATCAGCGCTGATTAATGTTGCCGCGGAACCAAGGAAGTCCATGAGAACTTCTTGGCGATACTTTAGATCACCAAGAAGCTGCTTCTGTTGTAGAGCCCATGCATCATCATGAGCTGGATGCTCCCAGTAATCAACACGAATTGGAACAAAGCCGTTTATGCCATTCTCTGCTTCCACCCAGAACTTCCAGAAGTGGTTTAGACCAAGTGGTGTAGAAGTAAGAGCAATCTTTGTGGTTTGACCAGCTGAGATTGTTGGATATGTGGCAGTAAAGAACTCATCAGCAACCGTGTTAGGAATAATCGCGCACTCATCGATTAGCAAGAAGTTTACTGACTTACCACGGATGCCGCTTGAGCTAGTTGCTGCCGTGAATATTTTACTGTTGTTTTCAAGACTGATGGAACCTTTGTTCCACTCAGATACACCTTGTTGTAACCACTTGGGTAGGTGTTCATACATTAGTTGTATTCTTGACATGATTTCACGAGCAGCCGCTGCTTTGTTAGCAAGAACTGCAACGGTTTTAGCATCGTTGAATATAACATACCAAACAAGATAAGCAGCAACGGTTGTCGTCTTTCCATGTTGCCGCGGCATCATGCCTATAGTTCTTCTATTGTTGTGAAGAGCTAAAATAAAATTGACTTGGTAATCATACAATATAAATGGTACAATACCATGGTCGAGTGAGATGATCTTTATGTATTTTTTTATAAAGTAGATTGGGTCTTCTTGGCACTTCAAGAATTCTTGTAACTTTTCTGGTGTATAAGATATCTGTACCCCAATCGATTTTAGATTGGGGTTTGCATTATAAAAGTTAGTTGGCATTCTTCTTCCTTGGTTTTGGAAGTGCACCAATCACCCAACCATCAGGAACTACATCAGAATTCTTGAAAAGTTTTATCACGTGACCATTGTTATACGCAATGCCCCTACTAGTTGTTTCGGGTGGTAGACCCCAAACCCATCCGTCTGGTAATGGATCACTAGCATAAACATAACATACCTTTTTTGTGGTACTATTCCAAATAGTTGTTTTTCCTTTAGTAGGACTAACACTTCCTTTTAGGGATTCTGAAATTCGTTTTCTTGTAATCTCAGATCGTTTCATACCCCTATGTTTCTCGGCTGTTTTTGCTATCTTATCTGGATTTTTGTTTATCTTTTCAATTCTTCGACGTTCAAGCTCTGGGTTCTTTTTTCGCCACTCTTTTTGTTTTTTCATTCTTTTTTCTATGTGTTCATTGTTTTGTATCAAACCAGATGTTCCCTCACCACCATCCGTTCTATTGTGCAAAATGCCAGTGTTGATATCTTTTCTACCCCACCACTTTATCATTCTTCTTTCAATTGCAAATGCACCCAATTCAGTAAGTTTAGACTCAAGAACTACTATTCTATTTTTGTCAGAGGGGACTTGTAGAAACCCGTGTTTTTCATACATTCGGTTTTCTTTTCCTTTACCTATATAATAGGGAGTCCCGTCTCGACGGAGGTACGCGTAAACATAATAAATAAGATTGCTGGACATGATAGTCTCCTTAGATTGTTGTTGAATGTCTAGAGTAGGTGGGAACTGCAATTCCGTGACCTACGCCTTTATTTAGTAATTAGAAGTTATCAAGCCATCCCTCTGTAACAGGACCTGTTGGTGTTGATTGTGTTGCGGTATATGACTTTTCTGAAATGTTTTCTGACACTGTTGAAACATCTGCCTCTGATTGTTTAATTAGACCAACGTTGCCCAGTCCACCGTATAGATTTATCTTTGCTGTGAAAGTTAGAGTATGAACGATAAATCTTCTTGTTTCCAGATCACCCTCATAATCATCCTGTACGCTTACTGAATTTAGAATAAATGGAACGTCTTGGTTTAGATTCAATGCCGGAATAGCTTTCACGGACATTGTGTACTCGGGGGTGAATGAGGGTA